GTTGGTCCATCCCTGAGTATTTGTAGTGATGCTGACCCCACATTTCTGTGAAGGTAGTGCTAAATTTAGGCATATCATAGCCTTGACTGCCAAGGATATTCCACGCTGTGCTGCCAATATATGAGCAGAAGTCTCCCAAGCGCGGGTCTTCAAGGAGACTGTCAGTCATATGAACAGGGTAAACCTCATTGGGCTGACCCTGTTCTGACTTGCGCTTCTCGATGTACTCATCGACGACGAGACGAACTGTATCTAAAAATTCCGGCTTCTTAACAGCATATATAGTCGTAGGAAAACAGTGTATTGGCTCAAGTTCGTCTGTCATAACCTTCCCCTCAAGGCTGACGAAGTTCTGCCTGCATCTTCTCTATGTGGACAATTTCTTCGGGGGTAAAATCGCGGACAATCCACGAAAACACCCATTTACCATCACGCACAAACGGTTCAGGCGAACGAGAAACCGTCTGCGTCTTACCGTCATACGTTGGATCGGCATCAATTTCAACATAGCTGAGTCGATAGCCGTTTAATTTATATGCGTCCGTTTGAGGAAATATCTCCACAAAGTTAGAATAGTGCGTGTAGCCAAGGCCGGGATTATCCCTCATCAGTTCTTCAGCGCCGTAAGGGTACTCGACAAACTGATTTTCAATGGTTGTCTTGACGTATCCGGTCACGATTTATCCTCCAAGAAAATGGGAGCCTGACGAGTAAGAAGATCAAGACGTTCACTTTTACCGGCCAGAGCCGTGAAAACCTGCTTGATGTGCGGGACGATCTTTGTCTCAAAATCGGGATGGCAGCGCATAGTGTTCAGGTGGTCGTGCGGGATATTGCCCTGCGATAGGATGAAGTTTTCCACACGCCCCTGCAATTCGCCAAGCCATTCATCGCGCTGATGGGCTTCGTTAGCTTCCAACATAGGCAGGTGGCCGTATTTACGTTGCGGCTCAAGTTCTGCCATCAGCTCATTGATGGTTTGCAATTCCATAATAGCGGCTTGATGATTGTTCTGCCACGTATCTTCAGCAGATCGGCACTCAATAATTGTGGCCTCGGCAACCATCTTCTCCCAAGGTTTCTTGTCCGGGTCAGCAATGACCGCTTCATTCTCCATTATTTTAGCTTCACGTTTCATTTTCTGCGATTTTGAATGCTCAACCTTCACTTCCATATCAATCTTCTGGCCGTACAATAATGCCCACGCACCATCCGGCGTGTAGCAAGAGCCAGCCATAAAATAGCGAAGTTGAAAATCTGAGTTATTCCGATGTGGCTTGCTGTTCATTTAGATATTTACCCCCGTAGTGCCGTTTGATGCGGCGGAACCAAAATTTGTACTGGCACTAGATGCCGTTGCGGACGCATTTACGTCCCCCGAATAAGTATATTTATTCCTTGTTGTTAAATTTTGTCCTATCGCAAATATACCAACTGTGCTGTTTCCAGCCGCAGCCCCAAAATTGCTATTAACACTTGAGGCGGTTGCCGATGCATTAACATCCCCGGAATAAGTATATTTTTCACGAGTTGTCGTATTTACACCTATTGCAAATATACCAACCGTACTGTTCCCAGTCGCAGCTCCTTTACCAACGCCCGAGGCGACTGAAGATGTTGCCGATCCACTTGTGCATCCAGAATAAGTGTATTTATCCCGAGTAGTCACTCCAGTCGCGCTACAGCAGCAAATAATAGTTCCAATAGAAAATATTCCAACTGTACTATTTCCAGTTGCCACGCCTGAATACGAGGCAACACTAGCTGCGGCGGCTGTTCCGTTTGTGTCTGACGAGTATGTATATATGTCGCGGGTTGTTAAGGGAACAGAACTTGCATTAAGACCCAAAGCAAATATTCCACGGGTGCTATTCCCCGTTGCTGAACCTTGCCAATTTCCAGTGCTCGCTGAAGTTGCGGATGCTACAACGCAGCCACTATACGTATGCTTATTTCTAGTAGCTATAGCAACACTGCAAGCGTTGTACGCCAGTGCAAATATACCTCTTGTAGAGTTTCCCGCCGCAGATTGGTAATTTGAAGGTTGGGTCGCAGATGTAGCCAGAGCATTTATGTCTCCAGAATACGTATATTTATTTTTAGTTGCAGAAAGTACGCCGCCACTCGTAGCGAGAGCAAATATAGCAAACGTACCCGGTGCCTGCCCTCCGGTAGCAGACGGCCATAGCCCCGCCTTTTGCCAAGTAAGCACTTGGTCAATTGTCCATATGCCGGGAGCAGTGCCGCACACGTATGGCCCGGAAGGAACAACGGGTGTCTTTGTGATTAAGCCGCCGGGGTACGTCCTGCTCACGGTGCTACCTCAATCTCAGCTTGTGTAGCCTGACGTACAACCCAAGACAGGGTTTCCTCGTCCCAGCGATATTTGAGCCCGTCATCCGGCCTCGGTGTCGGTGCAGACCAAACTAACGTAGCCTCATCCAATGTCCAAGAAGCATATGGAGGATTGGCCTTGTATAGCGCAATCTTCTCGGCCTTCTCGTCGTTCGTCATTGGGCGAGCAAACCACACATCCTTAACGATGCCGTCAACCCATTCGTAGCGGACTTCCGCAACCTCAAAGATTTCTGGCGTTACGTTCTGCGGAATGCGCTCAAACTTCGCAAACTCCGGCGGCAGATTGTCTACGTCTACTTTTGGAAACGCCTGACGGAAGTTGTCGCCAAAGATTGGATGCTCAAACGGCTGTCCGTCACGGATTTGAATGTACAGTTCCATCACGGTGCCCCTACGCATGTTGATGGGAATGTTCTTGTAGTGCCGGGCCAAACGACGCGAACTGCGCCAACGCCTCCAGCGCCGCCAGCCACACCGGGAGGAGAATAAAACCCACCGCCACCGCCACCACCGTATGCCCCGCCAGTGCTACCGGGGTCTGGACCGCTAAGAGTAGCTCCATTAGCGCCGCCAGACCCGCCGCCGCCATTTCGTGTCGCCGCTGTTGTACCAGACGCCGCGCCATTTGCGCCTTCACCAAGAATACCAACACCACCGCCAGCACCGCCACCGCACCCTTGAGATGAGCCGCCGCCACCACCACCACCGGCACCGGCACCACCGGCACTAGCGCCAACGCCTCCTGCCCCGCCAGAACCAGAATACCCGGCAGCACCGCCACCGGCTAGCCCTCCAGTCGTGGCAGCAGAACGGCCGTTTCCGCCAAGCCCTGTTCCACAGCCTACGTTTGTGCCTGACCTTAACCCACCTCTCGCGTTTAGTGTTGAGCAATTAACAAAAGAACTTGCAGTACCTCCACTTGGGAAAGCACCGCTACCAACAACAACGGTGTAAGAACTTCCGGCGCTGACAGCGTAATTATTTATATATCTTAAATCTCCACCGTTTCCGCCAATTCCACCGCAAGAGCCGTTTCCTGCCGCGCCGGGTTTTCCAGCGCCAACAGCAACAACGCTAACGCTGCTAACGCCGGGAGGGGCAACCCAAGAATATGTGCCAGCAGTCGTAAATGATTCAGACCCAGCCCCTACAGGCCAGTTTCCTGCCGCATTTGCTTGCATCTGTTGCGTTAAACCCCAGACTCCAGAATATCTAGGCATCAGGTGTTTACTCCCGTTGTACCGTTGGAGGCGGCAGCGCCAGAAAATGATGCCGCACTGGCGGCGGTGGCTGATGCGCTTGTGCAGCCGGAGTATGTGTACTTATTACGAGTTGCTACAGCAAAACTGGGAGTATTTCCTAAAGCAAAAATACCACGGGTAGAATTGCCCGCTGCGGCCCCCTGACTTGACGCAGCGCTGGCTGCGGTGGCTACTGCATTTGTGTCGCCAGAATATGTATATTTGTTGCGGATTGTTGAACTACACGTTGAGGGATCGCAGCAGGGGTCAAGAACGGTAGCACGTCCTAGAGCAAAAATACCAAAGGTAGCATCGCCTGCTGCCGACCCACGCGCTGATGCAGCACTGGCGGCGGTAGCTGCTGCATTAGCGTCACCTGAATACGTGTATTTATTGCGGGTTGTTGAAACAGCGCAAGAAACAAATCCTAAAGCAAAAATACCAACGGTAGAATTGCCTGCGGCAGCGCCAGAAGATGATGCCGCACTGGCGGCAGTGGCTGATGCACTGACGCAACC